CGTTAGGCGAATCATCTTGTGTGATGTCGTCTTCATCCTCGTAGTCGTAATTGGACATAGTGGTCCTTCTCCCTATTAGTTGTTGGCACTAGCCTCATATTCAGTTGGGGAACTGATATGGCTCTAGCTACTGGTTTTGATTGTCGCTCCACTAGTCCAGCTACTCTAGTGGCAGGCTTTTTATTTAGTAAGCGCCAGCACGATCTCGTACTAAGGCGCCAGATGTTACTCCAGATTGACCACCAAAGGTGGCCTTCTCTAATGATGTAAGCTTCTTACGCTGTTTCTCTGCTTCTGTTGAACCAGCAACGTTAAAGACTTCAGACTCTGCTGTTGTTTGTGTATATGGATCTTCTCCATAGATAGATGCAAGTTGTGATCCACGAGTTAATCCACCTGCAATGGCTCCAAAGCCTTGCTGTGCTTGCTGCTTAGTAATGCCAGCAGCACCAAGTTCTTCGGCACGAGCCATAGTAGTTCCTAGTCCTCTTTGCATTGCAGCGCCACCAATTTCAGCAGCAGTTACTTTGCGCTTAATGTCCGTCAATGCTTTGTCAGGATCTAATGTGTAGGCAAGAATATCTCCGTCAGTAATATCTGGGTAGAATTGCTTAAGAGAAGCAAGTACCTCTGGGTTTGCATTTAGAACACGAGACTGCGCTGTCATAACACGGTCTTCTAATTCTGCTGCTGATACATCGTTGGCCAAGAACTTTTCGAATCCTTCTTGACGACCCATATCACCGCGTGTGTAGTAAGAGGCAGGTAGTCCATATTGGCGCATAATGTTCTGGTACTGGTCTTCAAGGCCAATGTACTCAGCCTCATTAAGAGCAGATAATCCCTTAGCGATGCGAGATGCGTTAGCAGCAAAACGCTTTTTGTAAGCATTTGTATCGCGTAGTTTAAGAGTGAACTCTGATGAAGATAATCCGTCTTGAATAAAACCTTTAAGCGGTTCTACTAGAGCGCCCATCCCGTACTGATTGAATTGCTCAAATAATAGATCGTAAGCAGATTGTCCTTGACGGCGTTTTTCTTCTTCAGCCTTTGCAAGTACATTTCCCCTTTTTCTGATAACTTCTGACTTGTCATCATATACATCAATGACATCTCCAGTATCAGGATCTACATAGGTAGATATAAGTTTTCTTTCAGGCTTTTCTTCTACAACATCTTCTACAATATCTTTTTTTGGAACTGGAACTGGAACTGGAGCCTTTGTTGTTGTTTTCTTTTTGGCAGTAGGGTTTGCTGGTAGGTAATCAACAAGAGTGTCTTCATATATTGGTTCAGCCATTTAATTACCCCTGGAATCCAAAGTCACGAAGGACTTTAAGTGCTACATCAGACACTTCTTCTTTAGCCTGATTGGTATACTGCCAGCGTGAATCCTTGCGGAGTTGACGTTGGAATTCATAGATTGGAAGTTCTCTCTCACCAGTGATTGCACTGCGTAGCAGTGGGTCGCTAAGGGCAATTGAATCTGGGTTAATCTCTAGGACAGATGCCATTACATTCTTGTATGGTGAATAGATAGCATCTAGGTCAACGCCATTATCAATCATACTTGCAATGTTCTGTGGCATACCAATCTTGGCTACATCACGGATCATCTTCTTGTAAGTCTCAATAGACTCACCCTTGTTAATAGATGCAAACCAAGTAGGTAGTTGTGTACCAAAAGCCTTTTGTAGATCTAATCCGTTAGCTGCTGCGACCTTTTGTAGATCTGCCAACTGCTCGCCTGCTTTACCCTTGGCTGCTGTAGCACCAAACTTAAACTTGCTGTCAAGGAAAGCATTAAAAGAGTTACGTTCTCTATCAAGGCCTTTATCGTATGCTTCTTGTGCAAGAGCATTGATTTCAGCATCTGTAAGTTCCGCACCTGCTGCAAGGCGTGCTGTTTCAATAGCATCCTTGAGGTCTTTGAGTCCTCGACCATAGGTTGTGGTTGCATCTACTTCTGCTAGTTTGGCAACATCACCACCTGCAGCAGCAACTGCATCTTCGTATAGTTTCTTTTCTGATTTGCGAGTAAATAGGTAAGGGTCAGTAAACTTAACATTATCAAGTTCTGCCTTGTATTCTGGATCGCCTTGGATCTGAAGTAGCAGCCAAGTATCAGAATCTAATCCACCTGTTGTGGCTTGAGTTCCAATAGTACCCTTGACAGTATATCTCTGGGTTGATGCGTTCTTCTCTTGTGCATCTTTAAGAAGTGGCTTAAACTTCTTCATTTCTGCAGCAGTTGCAGGACGCTTTAGAACATCTTGAAATACCTTGTTGATAAGTTGTGTTGCTTGAGTAGGGCTTGATATAGACGGATATCTAGTTGCAGTTGTTTTTGGCTTTGTTGGCTTATCTGCTGTTTCATCTGCAGCCGTAGGGGCTGCATCCATAGCAGCAATCTGCTCATCTGTGTAGCCCAAACCCTTAAGGGCTTCTTTCATCGCAGCTGATAAAGCCATTACTTATTCTCCTTTGGAGTTAAATACTTATCGTACACAAGGTCTTGTGACAAGAAGCGGTCATATACATAAGCAAATCCTAGTTTGTCATCTTGCTTGAGTTTGTTAACAGTACCATCATAGATAAATCGCAAGTCAGTATTTGCTTTAGCGTTAATTGACTTAACTGGACGACTTGCAAGTTCTTGAGCAACAGCCTTACGTAGATCTAAGTAGGCAGATACTGACTTCCAAGTTGAGTTATTCTTATTGGCTTCAATAAACTTCTTATCAGTTAGGATTCTTCCAAGACCTACGATTACTCGGTTAGTCTTAGATCCATCTGAATCTAGGTAATCGTCATACCAAGCAGTCTGTTCAAACTGACCAGTCTTTGGATTAACAATTGGCTTTCCATCAGCGTCTGTCTTAACAGATAGTTTAGAAATAACTGCAGCCTTAAGAGTTGCTAAATCTTCTGCACCCTTTTGCTGTATTGATGTAAGTCCACGATCCTGAAGATCATTGTCAATAGCATCCATAATGCGGTTGTATTGAATCCATCCCTTTTCAGCATCGTTACGCTTTTGAGCATCTGCTGGTGATTGAGATGTAAGAAACTTCTGTGGTGAGTCAGGTGCAATACGCTTACCATATAGGTAGTCATACGCAGCCTGTGAGAACTCATAACCTGAGAAGTCATTAACAATTAAACCAACTAAACGTGGTTCAATCTTTGCTAGATCTCCCACTAATCCATCATACTTCTTGATGTTTTCAACCGCTTGTACAGAAGACTGCACATTGGTTGGGTTAGATGAAAGGCTAGCTGAGAACGAGAAGAACTCTGGGTAGTCATCTAGGAACTTAGCGTCTGCTTCAAGTCCATATAGACGACGGTACTCGCGAGACTTATCTAAGTAATACTTGTAAGGGCTATCAAAGCGTGGAGCAAATGGCATAATCAAGTTAGCCGCAGTACGCATATTCCAGTAATCCTTAGTCATCCTAAGAATCTTGCCTGCAGGTACTGGATCTTGTCCATTACGCTTTGCACGTTGCTGTTCTGTATTCCAGATTAACTGATAAGAACGAGCAAATGCTGGATCATTAAGACCTGCAGCACGAGTCTGTAGGCGTTGGAACCAGGTAGGAGCAAGTCCAGATAGTGCATCCTTTGATGGACCAAATGGCAATGCCCATTTGAAAGATTCTTCTAATGAAGGCTGACGCTTAACAACCTCAGATACAGGAATAGCAACATAAGGTCCTACTGGGAATATGTCGCTAAATACATTTGGGTTACCCTTCATATAAAGGACATCTAATCCGCCTTGGAAAACAAGATCCAATGAACCCTTTGGAATACCCATCTCAGTCAGTGATTGGAGACCTGGTATCTTTGTAATTCCCTTTGGAAGTCCTACCCAGATAATATCATTACCAGTTGTCTGACCTGCTGGCACCTGATTACCTTCTTGGTCTGTAACAAGACCTGCTTGGTTAGGCGAGTTCCATACTAAGTAGCCACGGTTAACAATTGCAGGATTTGCTGCTACTAACTTAAGCCAAGTCTTGTATGAGTTCTCTTGTGCAGAGAAGAACGGACTTATGTACTTAAATGCTGTAGCAAGATTAGTACGACGTTCAATGTTAAAAAGAATGCCCTTCATTTCACGAATAGCAATCTTGTGAGATTGAGCCATCAACTGTGCTTGTTCTTCTGGTGTTAAACGCTCTACCTTTTGTCCTGTCATAATATCGAGGCGGCGCTTTGCTTCACGACGATATAGATAGATGTACAATGGATTTCTTGACCAAGTATCTTCTGGCAATGTTCCAAGGAACTTAAAAGCAGTGTTAATAAGTTCACGACCTTTTACCTGAGATACATTAAATAAAGCTTCTTCAAGTACGTGACCGTGAATTATCGGCAAGTCAGTTGGATCATTAAATGCAGTGCGAAGATCTGCTGCAGTAATTTCTTTTAATTTACCACGAAGACCTGATTGAACAGGCAAGTACTGATCCAAGAATCCATTAATTTTAAGTACATATTCACTAGCATCATCTGATGTTAAAGCAAGGCGTTTACGAAGATCGCGTCCTTCTGGTGAATTGCGTAGCCACTTAGTAATATCTTCAATACTATCTCCAGCAATAATTCTATTAACCACTGCAGAGTTACCAAACTGTTGACGCAGCGTTTGCGCCCACTGTTCAAAGTATGCAGGATCTGACGGACGAACTGCGCCAATACCCCTAGACTGTAACTTACGCATATACATATCTGTGTTGCTGTCAACTAGGCGCTCAAATGAATTACCAGATGATGCAATCTTACGAAACATATCTCCTAGTGGTCCACCAAAAGCATCGTGTAGGTCATAGACCTCACCATCACTACCAGTTACCTTGTAGGTTCCAGTACCGATGCGCTGCTTAGGATCTCTAATTCCCTTGCGAGATAGTACATCTGCGTAGTGATTATAGACTGCTATCTTTTCTTCTTGAAGAAGTCTTAAGGTATTGAGTTCACCGTTGAGATCAACGTCGTCAGGTCTCAAAGAAACTCTGGCTTCTAATTCACCAATCTTAGTTTTTAACTCATTGAGTTCGTTAATTACTTTAGTGCTTGACTGTTGAACTTGCTTGATTGTCATACCATCATCTACTGCACGGTAACTATCAATAAAGCGAGCAGGAACTGCAACGCTGTTGTTAACCATATTTTTAATGCCAGGACCTAGATGACGCAATGTAGCAAATGCGCCAACAGATGCAGCAATACGAAGTTGCGAATCAATAGCGTTACGCTGTGTATAACCAAGACGAAGCAAAGCTCCAGCCTTGAAAGCATCTTGAATAATATCAGCAATAGTAAGGAAACTATCCTTACCGCCTCCTACTATTCCACGAAGCACAGAACTGTTGCGTTTAAGTAGATTATCCATTAACTGGAAATCCATTATAGGAAGAAAGTCTGCTGTCTGAGATTCTAGTTGAGGCACCTTGATAATTGAACCATCAGTATCAACCATAAAGCCTTTGTCTTTGATGGACTTAAGGGCAGAGGTACGAGCACCTTTGTAATTATTGTAAATCTGGTTAGCAATTTCTTCATCGATATCATATTTGGCTGCAATCTGGCGGAGTGCTTGACCCTCAAGATTGATTGTTGCAATCATACGCTCTTCAGGTGTACGAGCACCGATATAAGAATCAAGAATAGACTTGCTTTGTGCAGGATCTAAATTAAGAATTTTCTCTAATTGGCTAGTAGTTGCGATTACCTCACGGTAAGAATCAGCATCGTTAAAGTCAATTAAACCTGCAGGTTTTTCTCCTTGTAGCCAAGAAATCTTTTGGTATAAACGGTGAAAAGGTGTTGGTTGGAAAACCTCTACACGAGGATTGCCATTGGTTCTGTCATAGAACTTAGTTGCTCGACCTTCTGCTACAAAGTTTTCAATTCCTTGTAAACCTTTTCCAGTTGTTCGTGTAAGAATTCCACCACCTTGACCAATATCCATCAACTTTGCAAAGTACTTATCATTTTCTGCAAGGGATCTGTAATTGGCAAGAGCATCTTCTGTAACTGCTGGGTTATCGTTAAGGAATGGAAGCATTCCAGATCCGTCAGGGGCGGCAAATAATTTATATTCATCAACAGATGACAAATCTCCACGAGCAGTCTCTAGTGCATCTGTAATGTAGCGACGCTGTAAACGCAATTCGTCCATAGCTGCAGGATCTGACATAGCAGAGCGCAAGATCAGTGCTGTTTCGTCACGATCAACAGAATCACCTAGTAGATGTGCAAGTAATCCTGGGTTAGATGATGACCTAACCATTGGATGGCTAATAGCATAGTCAGAACCGTTGGCAGTAAAGTCATCTAGTATCTTAGTCATACGGTTTACTTCACCGTATTGTGCTTTTGTGATATCTTCAGCTGCCTTTGCTACAGCATCTGCATTATTAAGTTTGCCAACACCTAGTTCAGATGCTTTAAGTACTTTGACAGCCTTACCAGCAGCAAGTGTTACATCTCCAACTAACTGAATACTAAGATCAAACCCACCTGATAGTGCTTTACCCCAACCGCTTTTCTTAAATGCTGCTTCGCGTTGCTTTGGATCATAAACATTAAACTTTGGGTCGTAAACATTGCGACCAACAGATACTACTGCTTGACCAAATGAAATGTCTTGAGCACCTTCATAGGCTTTTCTATAAACATTAGGATCAAAGATTGCAGTAAGGTCTTCACGACCTGATGTAATATCACCAAGAACTAGGTTATATGTAGTTAATGGTTCACGAATATACTCACGGTTAATATAGTTAATACGTTCAAGTGCTGGCTGTAAGCCAGGAACCTTCATAATTGCTCCACCTGCAGATGCAAATGGTTTAATTATATCTTTGCCTTCTGTTTTTGAGGCAGTCTTAAATGTTTGAATAAAACCGTTGTATTGATCCTGAGAGTTCCAAGGCGCAGTGCCTACATCCCAAGCAAAACGAGAGGCGCTTCCAACACTACCTACAATTTCACCAGCCCATTTACCAAGGTTAATTGCAGGTGTTGCTGCTGTTTTGCCTATAGTAAAAGCTACATCACCAATTCTGTTCCATACACTCACAAAGAATCCCTTAGTTGTCTAATTGCTCTGCGTGTTTCTGGCGATGTGTTTTGCAAAGATGCAATGTATGAAAGCACTGGAGTATACGATTGGATGTTAGCGTTAAAGTTTGTGTAATCAGCTGGTTGATTAACCATCAAAGCATCTGATCCAACACCTGCGCCTTGGTCAATACCAGCAGTCACTGGTTCATCTGGGCGTTCTGATGGTGCGTAAAGAGGAGTTACTGGTTGTCCCATTGCTGATGCTGGGGTTGGACGGACATCTGCAGTTTTAGCAAGCGGAGCACCAGACTTAATAGCCTGTGTCTCGACGCCTTCGCCGTATGCTGTTGAACCTAATTCTAATTTATCGGTACGTGTGGAGAATTTACCTGGACCTGCTGGTCCTGCCAGTGGATTCATCATACTCACTGTTGGTCCTCCTCTAATTTTTCTAAGTCTGTTGCCATATCTTCCCAAGCCCTATTGGTCTGAGTAAGATGATTTGATTGGTAAATCGATAGTTCCATTAGTTCACCTGTAAGTGTTTCAACAGATGATGCAATGTTGTGTAGAAAACCTATACCTACAACAACGAAATCAAGAAAGCGCACTGGACGAGAAATGTGATTATCGTTATTCATCGCCCAGTGCTCCTTCCGTTAAAAGTTATTATCCCTTTTTTACTGCGTTTCCACGACGGCCTGCTGGCATCATCGAAGGAACTACCTTGCCACCTGCTGGCTTGGATGTGTCCTTCTTGCCTTCTACTGGCTTTGACATTGGCGCTGCTGCGCGAGATCCCTTGTTCATATTTACACCCCCTCTACTTAAGCTGCACCGCTGATACCAGCGAGTAATTGAGCTATATCTGGACGTTGACCAGCAGCAGGGGCCTGACCACCTTGTTCTATCGGAGGTTGCTGCGAGGCAGGGGCGGAGGCCACACCTGCTGCTGGAAGTTGTTGTTCCATACCTGGAGCCATAGGTGGCATCTCTGGGGTAGGTGGTGGTTCTGGTGTAAATGCTTTTTCGATTACTGACTCTAGTGATTGTCCCTTTTGACGACCTTGGATAACACTTGCGATGCGTGAGATAATCTCACTAGGGTCTTGACCTTGTGCCGCGAGGGCAGGAATTGCCTGAGCATACTGTGCAACAGCAACACGCAAAGAATCGCGCATTTCTTCAATATCAACACGTTGTTCCTCCTGCGTAACATTCAAGTCCATTGGGATCTCACGACGAACGTAGTCACGAGAAACTAACTTGTCTGAACGCATTTGTAGTAAAGCAATGATGGCACGGTTAGGGTCCATACCAGACATAATTCCGTAGCGTACATCTACGCCGTACTCACCCTTGATGTCACGAGATGGTGTGTACTTTAGAACGTAAGGTGTTCCGTCATCTGTTCCCTTGATGGTCTTTGGAATACCACCAAATACTTTCTCATCTGCTTCAAAACATACTGAGATAAGTTCTTGGAACATACGAGCAAACTGTGCTTGTGCTGCCTTGATCTGTGTATCAAAGCCAGCCTGTAGTGCTTGCACACCACGACCTGTAACAACTGATGCGTCAATGTTACCTGAACGAGATTCAGGGTAACGAGCACCAAGTCGTAGTTCACGCTCTAATACACCAGATTCTGTAAAGACTCCAGGTGGTAGCTCTAGTGGAACACGACGAATACCTTGTGGGTTTGCAGAACGCATAATCGCATCTGGACCAAGTGCCAACTCTTGCACATCTTGTGGAATAGCAATAGGTGCTTGGATAGATTTTTCTGCTGCTTGGATCTGTAATACTGCAAAGCGAGCACGAGCAAGTTGTACAGATAGAACATCATCAAACTGTCCACGTGCTTCACCATCTAGGGAAGAGCGCATAATGACAGATGCCATTGCTTTACCTAAGATGTTTGGTGTGCGAGATAGGACTAAATTTTTACGATCTGGTAAGTACAGTAGGTCCTGATCCTTGTCGTGGTACTTGACCATTGAGATATAAGGAGAAGATAGAGCGTATTGGTTTCGACCTAAAATCAAATCGTAATACTCTGGGTACTGTCCAGCCAATGTCTCTGCATCGGTAACAATAACCTGAGAAACAGATAATACGCGACCATAACGATCTAACTCTGGGTAGGTACCGAATGGGTTAAGCATACGAATACGAGGATTGTTGTCATCGTAATCCATCTCAACCATACCGATACCAAGACCGTAGGTGTTATACCAATCTGCTGCTGTGTACATCTGCAGTTGTAGGTCAGAGTTTGTTACATAAAAGTTTGCAATACGAGTTCTAGTATCTGCTGCCTTGCGTGCTGTATCTGAAACCATATTGGTTGCAGAGCAGTTAAAGGATGGCAGTGGTGCCATTGCTTCTGCTAAGTCGCGTGCTGCGACGTCAATGAAGTTTGCAACCAGAGGCTTTGGATATTCCT